TAAGAAATGAAAGACTTAAGAAGAACGCTATCACCGGCATGAAAGCAAATTCTTATGCAAGAAACTACGGTTAGTAAGGAGATAATAAATGAAGATAATAACAAGAACAGTTGAGCTAATTGATTACTGGATACCTGATGAGGACTTGCCCAGTAGTATAGTCCATAAAAAATGGAGCAGGAAAAAGATAGCTGAGTATTTTAGAGAGCATATGCAACACTCAACAATACATGAGCATGTTTATATAGATAAAGATGTGTTTCAGATTGATAAAGACGAGGTTTATGAAATAGATATGCATAACAGATGGAGAAGCAAATGAAATGGTATCAACAATACAGTAACCAATACAGAGATAGTAAAGTAAGACGTGCATGTGGCTCTAACTTTTTGGAGGGCATGGGTTTTTATATTACATTAAAACAAATGATAGCTGATAACTATGAGGGTGGTAAACCTGAAGTTGAGTTTGAGTTTGCATACTTAAAAAGTATTTTAGCTATAAAAAGTATACGAACTTTGGACAAACATCTAAGAAGTTTGAGAGCATTTGGTTTAATAAAGTATGAAAAGTCAGAGGAAACTGTGACAATACTTATGCCTGAGATTGAGGAAACACAAGACAATTATACTAAGAAGACTACGAACAATGTACGTACTACATTACATAACAATACAAAACATAACAATACAATAATAGATATAGAGGAGGTAAGGTAATGAAAGAATATATTTGGCACAATCATTGTGAGATGACTGAAGAAGTAACAGTTTATGCAGAGAGTTTTGAAAAGGCACAAGAAATGTATCTTGAGGGAGAGGGAGAAACTTATATGCTTGAGTCTACTTCAAAGTGGGACGAGTGCATACAAAACGCAGATGATTTTGAAGATGATGAGGAGGAAGAAGATAATGACTATAGATGAACTAAGTTTATCTGTCGCTTGTTTGCTAGATGAACCAAGTGAAGTTACACGAGAAGACTTAGAACACTTACAAAACCTAATAACAATTATAGAAAGAGAGGTAAAAAGAAATGAGTGTAGATAATGAAAGAATAATAGAAGAAAGATATGAAAGTTCAGTCGATGATATAACAAAGATGACTGTCGATGAGTTCTGTACTTTATGTGAGGACGAGGGTGTCAATGATGTAGTACCTAACATTGACATGGTCATAGATGAAATAGCAACGAGGTGGGCTAACGGGAGTAGAGGATGATTGAAACATTAATGATATTGTTTGCTTTATTTTCTATTGCAATAGCTGTATGGTTTTGTAAGGAGTAGGAAATGAAAAAAGATTTTAAGCCATTCTATAAAACACTATACTTTCCACGGGACTGGCATAGACCTGACGTAGATACTATGATAGCAGTGCGTGAGATGTACGAGACCGGCAGTGTAGATAGTTTGCTAGTCAAGGCATACCCTGATGGTGTTGATGATGGTCGTGGGCTACATAGAAAGTATATAAAATATAAGGAGGTGTAATGCTTGAAGACAAAGATATAAAGAATCTATTTACAATGATGACTACTCTGTTCGGTCATAAGTTTAAGAGTGGATATGGTACAGGTATGCAAGGTAATAACTTATCTGTTACCGGTAAGGTGTGGAAGCGTACACTCAATGGTGTGCCACATATCAGACAGGTCATAGATAGTTTGTTCCTGCCGGACAGTGCTATGTTTCAAACAAAGGAATGGTGTCCTGATTTGAGAGAGGTCATGCAAATGTGCCTTGACATATCGAAGAACATAGAGCAGAATATAAAGAGTAAAACATTGAAGATAGAAACTGATGACCACAACGTAAGATTCTCACAATTTTATGTTGCGAATCATAAGGGTGATACCGATAGTAATTATCAGTATCATGTAGATAATATAAAAAAATACGGGAGAAATAAATGATAGACAAAATGAATGGTGAGATATCCGGATACAAAACAATAAAGGATTTATGCAAAAGTTTGAAAAAGATATCACACGGAAAGGAACTTGACAATGTCATTGGGTTTTGTGACAGGATGATTGAACAGTTACAAGAAACTGTAGACGGTGCAATCGACCACATGCACAGTTCAGTGCAAAAAAGACTAGGTAAAACTGACGAGGATATATCAGATGAAACTATTAATTGAAGCTAAGAATAAAAGTCAAATGGTATTGGCTCACTTAAAACACTATGGAAGTATAACAACTTGGGAAGCTATCACTCAGTACAAAGCTACAAGATTGTCAGCTATTATCTTTAACCTTAGAGGTAAAGGATATAACATTGAGAGTCTTGACAAAGAGGGCGATGGTTGTAGATTCGTTGAGTATGTATTACATGAGAAAAGGGAGGACGCAGTATGATTGATAAGCTAGTTAATTTCTTTAATGAACTACCTGATTATGGTCAGGTATTTATTATAGTGTCAGCTATCGTATTGTTTTGGGAAGTTATTATTTAGTGGCTAAACCACCTAATAAAAAAACTAAACAAGCATATCAAAGAGCAGTTGAGTTCGGGTGTGTGGTTTGTAAGAAACATTATGGACTACGCACCGAGCCAACGATACATCACTTAACAGGTGGTGGTATGGGATTAAAGAGTAAGAAGTTTATACCATTGTGTCATGAGCATCATCAAGGTAATCAAGGTGTACATCATAACACTAAAGTATTTGAAGAAAAGTTTGGTACGCAAGAAGAATTATTAGATTGGTACTTGCAAAACATAAACGAGTAGAATATAATACTCAATAACAAATGGAGAAAAAAATGAACGACATATTACATAGATATTTAGATAGCAAAAGTGTATGGGATACTCTATCTAAAATAGATTGCAATGAACACAAACAAAAGGTTGGTAAGTTTGATTATCTATCTTGGTCATGGGCATGGGCTACCTTGATGGAGCATTATCCTCAAGCTACTTATGAATTTCACGAGCCAAGAATTCAAGCTGACGGTACAGCTATGGTTTATTGTACAGTAAAAATTGAAGAGCAAAGTAGATTCATGTGGCTACCTGTTATGGATTATAAAAACAAAGCAGTAGTTAGTCCTGATGCTAGACAGATAAACGACAGCATGATGAGATGTCTTGTTAAATGTTTAGCAATGTATGGTCTTGGTCATTATATATATGCCGGTGAAGATATACCATCAGCAGATAAAGATAAAGAATCAGCTAAAGAATCTAAGAAAGAACCTAATGAAAATCAAGTACCTAAACAACATAAAAAGAATGAAGTTAAGGATACAGTAGCAGGAGATATAGAGAAACTTAAAGCTAGTCTTGGGAATGTAAAAGGAGAAGACGGAGTAGAAAAGCTTGGACAAACTATATAACTTGAGAGCCAGTCAGATAGCAAGGGTCATAGGGAATGACGATTATTGTTCAAGGCAGAATCACTTTGCTATTCTGATTGGTGAGAAAGATGATAGACCGGTCAATGAAATTTACACCTCGCATGGACATGAATGTGAAAGATATGGTGTAGCTCATGTCATGATAGCTACCCAGTTTGTTGTTGTAAACTGTGGCTCTGATTTATTAGGGTCACAGGAAACAATGTCATATGATTATATGTCTGATGACAATACAACAGTGCAGTTATCGTGTACACCTGACGGATTTATTATGGAAAAAAATGCAGTGGTTGAAATCAAATCACCGTATTATAAACAAGAAGATTTTGATAAGTATGTTAAAAGATATTTACCACAAGTATACTTTCAGCAGTACCTAACTAGGAAACTAAAGAAAGATAACAATGCTGACGGTACTTACTTTTGTATATATCAAAAGGGTAACACTAAGTTATATTATATACCTTACAACGAGGACTATATTAATAACTACATGTTACCAAAGATAGATGAGTTTGCTAGGTATCTATTGAAAGGTAGTCTTGATAAAGATTTCTTAACAAGAAGAAAGAGTAAGCAATCATTTATATATAACGGGGAGGTTCAATACAATGAGTGCGTTTAAGTTACCAAGTGTTGAGTTAGAACAACTGGTAGATTATGTAGAGAAACTAGGCATAGCTAAAGCTGAAGCTGAGAAAGAACTACATAAGCTAACTGAAAATAAAAAAGTATCCATGGCAGTAGCATTACTTAATTGCTCTGATGTTAAAGGAACACAGGCACATAAGGAAGCTATAGCTATGACAGATGAGAGTGTTGTTATGTACATAGATAAGATTGCAGATGCTAAAGAATTAGTGGGTAATCTTACCAGTAAGATATCAGCACAAGAACATAGACTAAGATTGTTTCAAACTCTAAGTGCAAATGAAAGAAGAGAGAAAGGATTTTACCAACGATTAGGAGATTAACATGGCACAGTACGTAAACCTTGCAATTAAAAATGCAGATACAGGAGAAAGAATATACATTAAACTATTCACAAACGATAAAGAGTTTGGTGATATCAATGAGGTATTGTTTAAGAAAGTAAAAATGATAGTAGATACTGAGGGTAGAAATGCCCAATCATTTATGGGTAATAGTAAATATAAAAACTTGAATAAAGAAAGAAAGGACTTTACTATTAACACTAGAGATACATATGAGTTCTCGGGGTGGTTAAAAGAGGATGACTATGAAAGTAAAAAGAAACTTGATGAACTAAAAGAGGTGTTCAACGGTAACGATAAACCATTCTAAACGGAGGAGATATGGAAAAGAGAGAGGACAAAAAGACATACTGGAATGTATGGTATTCTAATCCGGACAACAGGGAGAAGAAGAAACAATACGCAAAGGATAGATATTATAAGTTAAGAGATAATATCTTAGAGAATAAACGCAGTAGATTGTCTAACGAAACGGAAGACCAAAGACAAAATAGACTACAAAAAATGAGGGACTATTATTATGCAAGTAAAGATAGACCAAGTGAAGATTAAAATAGATAAAGGAATCCCAGTAGAATATACTGGGAGACCAAAGAAATATAAAAAGTATTTATCAGCTATAGACATGATGAAAGATGGAGATTCTTTTGAAGTAAATGACATGAGAACATGGGATGCTATTAGAAGATATCAATATACAGATGACTTTCAATTAGCAAATGGAGATGCTAAGATAGTAACCAAAAGATATACCGGTAACAAGTATAGGATATGGAAGATTATTGAAAGCTGAGATGTTATCTCTTTTATGTGCTAAGTCTATGGGACTACAGGTAGGTTCAGGTAGTCACGACTCAGTAACATCAGATGACATATCACATTTCTTAGGTACTAAAGGATTAACGTCAGAAGAATATGATTTTCTTATAGCCAAGTATACAGATAACGAATACTCTAGGGCTATGTTATTCGATGATATCTTTGTAGACTGTGCTGATATATTTATTAAACATAATATAGATGCACTAAAGAATTCAGACAGATTATTAATTAGAAGTTTTATCAACCTTGCTCTATCTGAAACCATGGATACTACCTGCCCGTTCTGTCGTGGGGTGGGTAGTGTTTCAGTTGGGAATACTATTCAGAAGTGTAGCCACTGTGACGGTACTGGTCAGTTTATATTTGATGATGATAACCGGCATCAGATTATGGGATACACAAAAGAGGGATACATGGAATTTAGAGAACCATACATAAAGATACTCAATATGATTAAAGATATAGAGAATAGTGCGTTGAGTAAGATTGGAGATGAATAGACTTAAATGGTTTAGTTCAATTGTTCTTACGATTGGAATAGTTTTGACTTCATATAATATATATCCCATTAATTTATATGTACAGTCGGTTGGGGTACTCGGTTGGTTAGTCACGGGTATCCTAACTAAAGATAATCCATTGATATTTATTAATGCAATAGGATTTGTTGTCTTAGTGTCCGGTATCGTATACTCTTGGCAGGATATAGGGGGCTAGGATGGACGTTATGGAGTGTAAATATACTACCCTATACCAATGCTACCCACTAATGAGTAACTCTTTTCTCGTCCTTTGTAGATAGGTTATCTGAGCTTTCAGGTTTTTCCTCTACTGTTGCATCCTTAATACCCATTAACTTGGGTGCTAATGCAGGAATCTTAGCAACAAGTCCTTGTAATTCTTCAATCAACTCAGCATCTGTCTTATGTTTGTTGTCTTCCATATTGATATTAATATTTTGTGATGAGTAGTTACCCAGTTCTAATATTAATTTAGCACAGTTTAATCTTACTGAGTCTTGGTCTGAGTGTAATAGGTCTTCAAGTACATTGATTGCTTTACCTGATACACCGGTAATCTTTTCTTCGTTAATCTTTCTGATTTCTTTCTCGTATTTCTTTTTGAGAACGTATCCCATTTGAGATGGGTTCTTATTATACCCTGCTTTTTGTGCTGACTTAGTTGCGTTAGCTAATGTCTCTCCACTTGTAAAATATTCTACAAATAATTTTTCTTTCTTCTCGTCTGCTACTCTCATTCTTCTACCCTCTTTAGTAACCATTGTTTAAGTTTTTCTAGTTGATTATCCGGCACTGGTACATCTATCCTAAATTTAATCCAAGACTTATCCAATACTAAACTACCATCTATATCTGTTCCCTCTTTATCTCCTGATATGTGAGATACAATAGTAATTGTTTTATCATTCTCTTCTACTATTAAACCTAAAGATATGCAATCTGCTAGTTCAGGTTTTAATTCTTTAATGTCTGTCCACCCTTGTGTAGGTGTAACAGCGTCTTCCCAATTTAAAAATGTTAGAGTTGGTATCATTATTTGTTCCTTAAAAAGTTTAGATACTCAGCACCCTCTTCTACTTCCCAAAATATTTTAATAAAGTCAGGGTGGTCTTCAGTTAAGTTGGTATTAAATACAGCAACAGCACAAGCTGACATCATCTTACATGGTAGGTTTAATTGCTTT